CTTTTACTGCTAATAATACTAAAAGAATTCCATACATCCAAATCATAGCCTTCGCTACAAATCCGATGACACCTCTCATTAATTTACCCATTAATTGCCAAGTTTTAGGGTCAAATGCTTTAGCCCAACCTGATTTTACTCTTTCCCACATTTTAAGAGGACCTTTTAACAGGGAGAAGTTTTTTAATGCCTCTCCGAGAGGAGTATCTCCTTCAGTTAATCCTTTCCAAAAAGATTGCAACTGATTACCTTGTGTTAATTCTCCTTTTTTTTCTTTATCTTTCCATTCTGTACTTTTTTTACTCCACTCTTTTTGAACTTCACCCATTCGTTTTCTTATATCATCGCGTTCTTCTTGTGGGCCGGTATGTGAATCTAAAATATTTTTTAACATTCCATATTCTTGAGTTAAATCCTCTAATGTTAATTTTAAAATTTGCCCTTCTCTTGTTAATGCTCTGAATGATTTTAACTCACCCATTTTTTTCTCGGACCGTAATCTTTTTTCATAATTAACTGCTCTAATTTTACCCATTTCCATTTCGTAATCTCGTGCCTTTTCTAAAGAAGTTCCTATTTTTTCATTAATCATTAATATTGCTTGTTTCATTCCATGTTCTTTTCTATACAACTTGAACATTTTATTTTCCATTAAAGATTTATGGTCAACAAACCCTGCAGTATTTTTTTCAATACTTTGTAATTTATCCTTTAAACTTGCTAAATTTTTCATGTGTTGCTCATTTTTAGCCAATTCTTTCATTCTATCTTGTTCGGCTTTATTCCTATCCTCTTCAATCTTCTGCATAAACTGTAACGCATTCGAAACAGCCTTAATTTTATTTTGAACTCTCCAAAATCCTGAACCAGAGAAGAAACGAGCAACAGAAACCCAAGCCTGTCCTGTTGCTGTGCTTGTTTTAGTAATTTCTGTAAACCCTTTAATTACACCTTTTTGTAGGCGTGAAATATCAATAAAAGCCTCCGATACATTATCTAACTCATATGATAGGTCTTTGACCTTTTTCATATAATAATCATCGTCGGCCATTCAATCACCTTTTAGGCATTTTTTCATTTACTTTTCCCATTTCTGATTCTATTTTTTCAATCTTGTAAGTTTCAACTTCCTGATGTACACATAATAACTCCAATACTAAAGAAACAGGTAATTGCATACATTCTGAAGGACTAATATTCAATTCTTTTGCTAAAGTATACATCGAAATTAACGATAACACTTTAGGATTTTTTATTTTACCCGTTCTTATTCCTGAACGGATGCCCCTTTTAAATCTTCATCAACCTCCATCATACCGAATGGGTCCGGTAGAATTGCTTTAATTTGATTGCCAACGTAAGGATTTAATCTTAGTAAATCCAATGGGGAAAGAGATGGCTCTGTTTTTTCTACAAACGCATCAAATAAATATCTATACACTTCTGAAATATCAAAAGATACATCTTGTTGTTGCATATTAATATTAAACATTTTCATCTGCGCCTGTTCTAACTGTAAGAAAGTAGGTTCCTTAACCCATACTTTCAAATGTTCGTCCGAATCAGCCGCAATTTTAACATAATGCATTTTACTTTCTGTCCTACTTAACAACTTGCTCTTGTCTGAAACAATTTTCTTTTCCATTTATAACACCTTTTTTCATAATACCTACCACCCAACCGTCTATTTTCGATAATTAACTTTGCATTACCCAATGAGATACTGCATCCATAGTGCTTGTTCTTAGAGGCATGATAGTAAAGTCTACATAAATTGGACCTCTATCATCAGCCATAGGCCAAGTGCTTGCACTAATCAAGTAATCATCGAATTGTAATTTGATACGTTCACCCGTATCTTTTGTAAGTAATAATTGAATCTTCGAATTTGAACCATCATCGTCGGCCCCTAAACTAAATCTGTGTGGTGATTCTCTACGCAATTCATCAAAGATTCTTCGGTCCGTAACTTGTGCGGTCATAGTAACTTCATATGTGCGTTGTGTTGGAACGGCCATCTTAATCCTTTTATTGTATTGTCCAACATATCTCTTATCAGTAATTGTGTTATTAATAGTCAGATTAAATGTTTGAACCTTCATAAACTCTTGACCAAATAGACTAATCGTACCATCGCTAAAGTAGAATGGTGTAATGAAGTCTTGAACAATATCTGCATTTCTATTGGTAATTTGACCAAAGTTAAACAAGTTCTTGAACTCATTTGTATCATTGTTTGTTCCATCATACATACGAGCCACATATCCTTCAGGACATTCAAAAGCGGTTTTTACATTAAGGTCAAGTGTAGTTTTAACTGCTTCATTCTCATTAGCAGATAATGTCATACTGTTAACCATGCATCCGGGATATAATTGTGCATATACAGTTTCATGGTATGAGTTTCTATCAACCATAGGTTCTGATGTTAAAGCACTTCCCTTTTGTTGTGATAATTCAAGACCGAATGTGGGTAAGGTTGAATCATTTCTTTCACTAAAGGTATATGTAATTTCTGTATTGGTTGTAACTACCCCATTTGTAATTGAAGGGTCATTTGTTAATGGGGAAGCACCATTTGTGGGTAACAATGGAGGGCAAAAAGTAGAAGTTCCATTTGGTACTCTATGGAATTTTCCATTTTGTGAACCAGCAGAAGAATCTGTGTTATCATATCCTACCCATACTGAAGCGTTTGTATTGCTATAAGAACTTGCATTACTATATGCGCTTGCACCTGTAATAAATCGGTTTGTACTTGCATCAGTAGTAGCAGTAGCAGTAGCACTTGTGGCAACACTTCCTAATGCGTAATATAACCATGTTCCATGATTTAAGTCCAAATCAAGACTTGCATTAGCGGCAGTTTCCATTCCTTTATACTGATAGGAATAGTTACGGCTACCACCTAATGATAAATTCAATTGTTTCATTTCAATATCTACGGTTGGTGTAGTAATTGTATTAGATAAACCAACCCAATTATCTGAAAGAACGCGAGGCTTTGCTTTTGCAATAACAGTTAAACCATTACCTGCGGCTAACATTCTTTGTCCCCAATAGATATGTTCAGCATCTACGGGTAATGGTCCTGAACCAGCACTAATTAGTGCTACTTTAATAGATGTTGCAGTAGTAGTCATTACTCTTCCCATAGCAACGGCAGAAGCAGGTGTGCTTGCGTGTTGTGAAACCCAATCTCCAGCAGATACTTTTCCTGTTAAATCAGCAGATGTAACAATTGTGCTGATTGTTGTAGATGCTTCTGTTGCTGATGTAATCGTTCCAAGTGATGCTGATATTAATGCTAATTCAACTTGAGCAGAAGTAGGATTTGCGTGAGTAGCAACTAATAGATTTGCATCTGCTTCTCCTGTTGATGCCGCGTTACCTGCATATACTCTTCCAATTATCCCTCCACTCACATTTCTAATAATATCATTTTGAATATATTTATTTGCATTACCGGCATCAATAGAAACAACCTTTGTATCATTTGTTGCCATTTGCGTTACAGCACTATCAATTGTTTCTACTGCGACGGGTGCTGGAATTGTTGCCCCTGTTGATTCAAGAACAATATATCCTCTTGGATTAGCAGTTGTGGGCGCAGCCTTATTGTATAATGATGGGAAATCAGCAATATTACCGTGGAAGTAAATTGCATCTGTATCATTACCTGCTACAATTGCCGTGAATTTTAATGAATGTGCGGCACCATCATCGGCCGCCGCTTCTGTATAGTAAAATTTGGCGATACATCCGGTATACAAATCGGGAACTAATTCATAATAATCAGAAAATGTTGCTGTTGTTCCAACAGTTACTGTTGTTCCATCTGTCGCATATCCAACTGAATATTTAATTAGATTTGCTTTATTTGTATTACTCATTCCGAGGGTTGGGCCAAGAGGCATATACCCTAAAAATAATTCGCTTTCTGGGGCTAAAGTTACATATGTTCCTGAACCCATCCATGTTTCGTTTGATACCATTTAATCACCTATTTTACTTACTTACTTTATACTGCCAATGACAGTTTCTTTAACGTAACACTTACTTTATATCCAAAAATTCTATTTTTCTTGTCATTACTTTCTGACCTTTCACCCATAATTAATTGATTTACATTTTCATAAATTGCGCTTCCCGTCTTTAACCAACCTCGTCGCTTCTGCTCAATAATATATCTTACAAGTAAATAAAGGCTTTGGATTCTTTCAACACCAAAACTACCCGTAGCACTTACTCTTGAGCCATCATTTAAAGTTCTATCGTCTTGCCTTGTTCTAATACTAATTGATAAATTGTAAGTTTCATTTCTAATATCCCAAGCAATTGTGGGGTATTCAATAGTATTTCCTGTTTCCATAACTACAATAATATCTCTTGAATAACTAACTGTTGAAGGAGAAACAGGGGCCTCAGATTTTTTACCCATGCTAATTCTATTACCACCTTTTGCACGGCCTTGTGCATCTGTTGATTTAGCAGAACCCATATCTCGTATGTCCATAATAATTGGGTGGACACCATGTATATCTGCGATTGTTCCATTTCCTCCTGTGGTTTTTAACGCAGTAACAGCCGCATCCCAATTAGATTCTAATAAATCTACCATGTATTCTACTTCACTGACCATTAAAAATCTTCCTCACTCTATTGCTAATTATAGAATCTAATTCTTGACTTATTAATTTTGAGACGGCTTCTTCGCTATAATTTTCTCCCCAAATACTTGCCATAATTTCTTGTTCATCTTTCCAATGACTTGCTACTACTCTAATATCTTCTTCTATGAAATAACTGGCAACTTTAAATTCAGCACTAAGTTCTTCAGCAGTTCTACATCCATCTCTACCATCAAAAACTACCATATCAATCACTATCTACCAAGTAAATCATTCTCTTCTTAAGATTTAAAATCTTCTCAACATCGGCCCTGTATGTATCAAACTTTGTCTTAATATCTAAACCTGATTCCATAGCCTCTCCTAATAAAATAGTATTATCATCAGCAGACATTAACTCACAACAAACTAATTTTGTAGCGGCTTCAGTAATAACTGCTGGAACTCTTTGTCCTCCTGTAATATATGTAACTCTAACAGAATGCTTTTGTTGGTATGGATATTGGATTCTAAAAAAGATTGTTCCTGTATCATCCATACTCCACCAATCTCTATTTCTACCCACATCTTCGTTATCTCCAAATGAAGATACTGATATACCTGAACCTGATGCTGTAATTGTACAATTTGACCCATCATCTCCCGGCAATAATGAGGAAATTAAAACAGTATTATCATCTTCCAATGAAGCGTGGAAAAATTTACTCACATTACTCATATCTTTCTTTCCATTTTGCCCTGTAAATTCTCTTGTATTGACAGGTAATTGTTCGTTAATTAAATAAACTAATTCTTGTGCGGCAGTTACATTACCATATGATACATTGAAATTACCATCACCTGTTCCTGCACTTAATGTATAGGTTGTTCCACTATTAGGTAGTTGTAATGCTACATTTGTAACATTAGTATAATCACTAATTGTAACGGTTGCAGTTGCACTCGCCAATTCTTCCCAAGTATCACCTTTCCATGCGGCCATTCTAACAATTTTTCTCACATTCTCGTAATGTAATCTAATAAATCCAACGTAATCAGTATATCTCCAATCACGGTTTCCGTATCTATACATTCTATGCCAATCGAAATCGAAATCATGATATTCATTTTCTACTGTCATAGGTCGCCATGATTCTTTTGTATACTCGTCAATATAATCTTCAGCACGGCGAATTAATTCACCTACATGGGCTTCTGTTGGAACTGTACTATCACCTAATTCTACAATTCCCAATAAGTCACAAATGCGTGTAACATCTGTATAGTAACCTACACCATTTGGGTAATCTGCCGCGTTAATTGCTGTATCTGATGGTCTTGTAATCATGCCCCTTTCACCGCCTGTATTAAAGTAACTGTTCTACTTTGTATTTCCTTAAAGAAATCAAACCTTGTTTCGTCATAGGGTTGTCCCGCGCGGGAACCTTTTGTATGAGTTTCAATTTGTTCTTCACCTGCACCTGTAACGGATAATCCTAAAATTGTTTTAGAAGGTTCTGCCCCATGTGCGCGAGAAACAAATGGTGGGGCAACAGCAGTTCTTCCTCTACCACTTTGTTGTCTAATTTTATGTTCTATCACGTTACGATATTCTGCTTTCCAACTAACACTTCCACTTAGTTTAATTTTTTCTCTTGTGAAATCTAATACTAACCACAATTTCTTAAATGGGAATCCTCTACCTGTTGGGTTTAATGTAACACCACCATTTCTTAAATCATTAAAAGCGGCATTATTAGCAAATGCTTTTGCTAAAGCCGCAGGAATATCTAATTCTCTAATAATTTTATCATAATCTTCTTTTTTAGGTTCTCTAAAATCTGCTTCTTGACTCTTGACTTCCCAAGCATTACCAATTTGTTCTCTTAAATCCATGATAGCATCTTTTCCTTCTTCATCATCAGGTTGTATTGTCGCACTATCTTTTAGGATTTGAAGTGCGGCTTTTTCTTGACCTTCATCGTAATTCAAAGTTTCTCTTACAAACTTTCTAAATTTCTTAATGTATTGGTCGCTTGATGGCTTAATGTTAGTTAATTTTAATCCTTCATTAACTAAATTTTCAATTTCTCCCATTTTTGTGGCTAAGTTATCAAGATGGTCTAATTCAATATCAGAAATATATTCTAAGAACTCTTTTTCAGAAGCATCATCATCCCAATCAATATCATCATATGTAATTTCTACATCTTCTTCATCTTCAATTCCTCTTAATTGACCTGTGCTTGTTACACTTAATCCTCCTTCATCAGCATCGCCTTCAGCAGTTCCTTCTCTTGCTTCTTCTATTTCACTTGCTTCTCTTGCTTCTCTTGCTTCACGTTGAGCATCAGTTTCTTCAGTTCCTGCCTCTTCTTCTTTTTCATCATCTTCGTCATCTTCTTCTTCTTGAATTCTTAGTTCTTCATTTAATTGGTAATCTGCAGTTAATTCTGCAAATTTTAGAATGATTAAATATAATTTTTGAATATCTCTTTGAAGAGGATTAGCCTTTCCTTCTAATGTATTAGTATTTAATTCTTCAATGAGTTCTTCTCTTTCCCATTTAATATCCCCATTTTCATTTACCCAATTATCTAAATCAAATTCTTCTAATCCAATTTCTTCAGAAACTTCATCTAAGATAGGGTTAGTCTGTATATGGTGTAAATATTCTAAAGTTTTTTCTAAATCCTCATAATATTGGTTGGTTAATGCCCCTTCAACCCCTAATGTTTGAGTTTTAGTTTTTCTTAAGAAGGAAGTCAATACATTTCGTATCAGTTTATAATCTTCTCTTGCAGTAAAAACAGGTGTTAATTTTTTAATTGAATCAGGAATTATTTGTTCATGTTGAATTCTAATTACACCTTTTTTGTATATTGTTTGTTTTGGTCGCCTCTTACCCGTCATCATTTTTTCTGATGTTCCCACTTTACTTGCATATAGTTTATCTATATCAATGGGTAAATTTTTGAAATGTATTCCTATTTTTTGTGTGGTTTTTGATGTTTTTCCTTCCTGTAATTTTCCACGCTTAGTTTTAATATGGCCCGGATAATCAATCAGATTCTTTAAATCTAAAAATTTAACATCTCTTTTTAATAAATTTTCATAATCATCAGGCGAACCTCTTACGGGTTTATCTGATAAATCATCTTCCGTTCTAACAGCCTCATCTAATTCTACTTCTATTCTACCAAATTTTCCTCTATGTTCTTTGGAGGCTTGGGCATACCATTTATCAGCAATCATTTTTAATGTCTGCCGTAATTCTTCTTGAGAAGCACCTTCTACCCATTCTTCTAATTCTTCTACATTGTCGATTTCTTTAGAAGATACAGATTCACGTTCTTCGTCTACACTTCCTCTTTTATTTTCAATACTTGAAGCCATAACTTTAACGGGCCAAACTTCTTCCCCATCCTCTTGTAATAATTTTAATAATTCTTCTAAAGAAACCTTTCTTGTTTCTTCCCCTTCCTTTAATCCTGTTCCCATAATTTCCCCATATTTTTTCTGAAGCCCGTCAATTTCTTTTGCTACTTCTTTCCATTCTACACCCCATTGTTGTAAGAATGCCGCCTTCTTTTCAGCAGATGGTTCAATTTCAACTGTTTCTAGAACAGGTTGTTCTTCGCCATCCACTGTTCTCGTAATTGTTTTTCCCTTATCGTCTTTCTTTTCTTTTGATTTGTATTGCCTTGTCAAATCAATAATACCTGTAAGAGTCATTTTACCCAAAACAATTGCCGCTTCTGATTTTTCATCAGGACTTAAAGAATATAATTGGTAAAATCTTTGAGCGGCTGGTTTAACAGGAGGTAAAACATCCTTAAGTAAAACATCATCATCAAATTGTGGTTTATCTAACTCTTTAATATGATTTTCTGCCACTTGTAAATCTACATCTGTAAAAAATTTATCAAAACCTTCTTCGGCATCCTTTTCTTTTAATGCTCTTAACGCTTTCATCCAATGTTCTCTCATTTGATTAACTTTGGCTGGTTCTTCAAAAGAAATTCCCGGCTTATTTTTTAATCTTGCACCATATTGAATTTTTCTTTTCTTTGTATTGCCTTCATCATCCTGATACTCAACAAATGCTGTTGTAAAAGAACCCGATTCTGTATCGCTCGTAGAATTTTCATTTAATTGCTTTAGTGAAGAATTTAATAATGTTTGTAATGCAGAATTATTTATTTGTTTAAAAGTAGCAGGGTCATGGTCCCTTTCTCCTTCAGCCCATTGATAGGAACCTGCTAACCATGGAATTAATTTATTTTGAAGTGTTCTTTGTTCAGAAGTAGCACCTTCTCCTGAAGGAATAATGTATTGATAGAAAACACTAAGAGCAGTAGATTCCATCCACTCAATTGTATTTCCTTTAATTGTTTCTGAACCGGGGATTTCTCCCACTTCAGTTTTTTCTGTTTCTGAAACCATATTTTACACCCCCATCAAGAGTGCAAAATAAATACTTCTAAATTTGCCGCCGTGAGTCGGTCAATTTCTACTCTTAATCCTTTAGTACAATAAATACCTTCAGTAAACCTGCAACCCCATTCATCAGGTTTTCCGAAATATAAAGCATCTGCGGGTGGGGCCGTATGGTCCCATTGTAATTGTTCACGATAAATTAAATTGGTTGTACTTGAACCTGAATTATCTGCATAAACTCTAATTTCAAATGGGTTGGTTCCACCATGAGCATGAACTGATGTTCCAAAAGCAATAACGTTAATCATTAAACCATGAAAACATGCGCCCGTATCAAAATCTATTGTTGCTTCAGCAGAACTTGAGCCTGCTAATCTTGTGCATTGTATTCTTCCCATAATGTATTCACCTATCCGGTAGAATGAATTAGGAGGGCCACCACTAATAAAAGTAGCGGCCCAACCTAACCCAAATCTTATTCGTCGCCTTCTAATAGAGAAATTAAGGCCGCTTTGTTATCAAGAGATTTGTATTTTAATTCTCTTTCATCACATAGAGCCTGTAATTCTTTCTTTGAAAGGGTTGTTAAATCTACTTCATCAGATTCTTCAGCCTCTTCTTCGACTTCTTCTTCAGCCTCTTCAGTAGTTTCTTCTACTACTTCTTCGACTAATTCTTCAACCACTTCTTCGACTGTTTCTTCTTCAGCAGATAATTCCTCACCTTCGACTTCCCAATCAGGTGAATTTCTAACACTCATATAGGTCGTTTCATTTACTTCATACCAACCTAAATCAGTATAGTATTCACGCCCATATAAGCGACAGAAGCCACCTAAATATTTTACTCGGTAAACCGTAGACATTTAATCACCTTAATTGGGTAATCCTTGTGCTCTTACTTTTACAGTTCCTAAGTCATCGCCCAAGTCTTTACCACCTGCTACGTTAAATGTACCGCCTTTATCGGTAACATAAACATACGCGTAACTTTTATCTGTTGAGATAACGTAACTGTAATCACCATCTTCGAATTCTTTTTCCATAAATTCCATTGAATGTAGTTCGCTCAAACCAAACGATGAAGCAAGAACCTTTTCTCCAACATGAAGAACCTGTTCATCTCCGCCACCGGTATTAGCAGTTAAAGCAACAGTAGCATCCATAGTCATTGTTTCTGCTACTACTGAACCCACTTTCATCCATTGTGCATTATTAGCCGCGTCAGAACCTAAGATTGTGACATAATCACCTGCTAAGAATCCACTCGCTAAGAAATCAAAAGCCGTTCCACTATTTCTTGCAATAGTATCCGGATTTGCATTGGCCGCATTCATTGTTAGGCTTGCCGCCGTTGCTGGACTTCCTGTTCGATACGAAGTAATATTTAATGTTCCAATAACTTCATATTTATGGCCGACAACATAAGGTCTATCTGAACCCAAATGGTCTGTATCTAATGTAACTGTATTTGTCATATTAAATCACCTTGTTGTAACTAACTAATCATCCTCACTGGATGTTAGTGATTTTACCTTGTCCCTTTACAAATGTGCAAACTACTTCACCGATGGTTCGATACATTCCTCGGTTTCCGAGTTTGCCAACACCGAATGGGTCGCCTGAATCAATACCACCTTCAAAGTATTCAGTTGGTTTAAGCGTAGCAAAGTGCAAATGGTCGGTATCAAGAATGAAAATATCACTCAATCCTGAACCACTACCTGTTGATGCCATTTCCTTACATGGGATAATTGGAATGTCGTGATAGGTAGCAACCTTAAATCCGACTTCTCGACCCTTTACACCTTTAATACCGTTAACGGTTGGCATAACTTCTGTTCGACCCATATATCGCTCTTGTGATTGTAGCAATTCTCCGAGAGCCTGAATAGTATCATACCCTGTTAGAATAACCTTTGGACTTGCACCGCGAATCTGTAATTCACGGAGAGCAGTATTTAGCATATTTAGAGTTAGGCTACGGCGAGAACCTGAATAATCACCGTAATCAATATATGCATCCATCCATGCAATAGTGCCACTTCGGTCTTGACCGTATAGGGTTTTCAAAGTTCCACCTGCATCTGCGTGTGTATAAACACCTGCGAAAAGATTTCCACCATCAGCATTTGCTAATTCAGCCTTACTACTAACAATCTTGTAAAGCGAGGTAATGTTATTATCTGCACCTGTAACAGTGGCTGGATTTGAACCCGTAACCATCGCTTCAAGAGGTTGTAGCAACATATGATTCATCGCTTCTGCGTGAGTAACACCAATTTCTTCACGGTAAGCGGCCATAATATCGCCAATACCGTCATCAATTTTTGCCATTGCCGCAGCCAACTCTGAAATCTCGAATTGATGTGCAATAGTTTTTGGTGCCGCAAAGATGTTTGCATATTTTGGGGCAAGTGGGCTTAATTGATTTGTTGCACCTGTTGTAAATGCTGCATTTTCTGATACACCACCAATTACACCTTCTGTAACTGAACCTTGTCCTGTTCCACCTGTTGTTGACCAAGTATCTCCTGAACCACCGAGAGCGCGTTCTGTTAAAACTCGCCATCCACTTGAGGACCACGGCTTTTTCGGCAACATAGCCAAAGCGTTAATTTCTCGGTTAAGCATAGACCAAACTTTCTGACCATAAATTAAGTTATGTAGAGCGGCATCTGCACCACTGTTTGTTCCATCGTGATAAGCATGGATTCCTGTTGTTCCATTGTCGCCACCGTATGCTTTCAAAATACCGTAGCCACCAGAACCATACGTTGCACGTTCTAAATCTTCAATTGTTCTAATTTGATTAATTCCTGACATTTTTTTCACCTTTTATTATTTTAATTCTCCTTAAGAGATTTAAGCACGTACCTCGCGGACTAATGCCTCAACCTCTTCCCAAGACAATTCGTGAAGATTCTGCATCTTCAACAATGTTTCCTCGGATAGAGAAGGAGGGGTGTTAACTGCTTCAACCTGCTTTGTAATAACTGAATTATTGTTCTCAAGTGACTTTCGCAATTCAGCGAATTGACCCTTTAGAGATTCTACTTCTGCGGCCGCATCATACTTTGACTTTGCTACTGCTTCGTTTTCAGCCTTTAATTCAGCATTATACATACTTTCAAACTCGTTCTTGATAACTTCATAAGCACGAGCCTCTTCTTGTTCTGCCTTAAACTGCGCGTATGCTTTAGCAAGATTTTCATGGCTTAGGTCGAGAGTGTTAATACTCTCAGACTTTCGAGCCAAAAAGTCGCTAAACTCGGTATCATAACGACCGACCAATGCGCCATCTAAACGCTTTTGTCCGGTTGGGTTATGTCCGTATGTAATAGATTCAGCCTTTGCTTCTGAATCTACTTCCATCATTTCTTCGCCGTCCTCATCGGAACCTTCAGACAACATAACTTCTTCATCATCAGCCATTTCTGTGTCTTGTGCCGCATATTCATCATCACTATCTTCTTTCATAACATTGCCATTTACTTGCTCTCGCAACTGATTAACAATATCATTGAATTCAGATAGTGCTTTACTAATTTCTTCTGACATTTTTTCATCACCTGTTTTATTTATTTTATTTTCTTTTACAATTTCGAATTTCGCTTCTGGGTTGATTCCCTCTTCGCATATAGTTACTTCGTGTAGTTCTAATTTATCAATTTCTTTGTATGTTCCAATATCGGGGTCATGCTTATTTGCTTTGTGCATAGCCTGTCCACCAATACTGAATGAACGTAGTTTTCCTCTCCTAATATCCCTCGCTACTTCACGCGCCTTCTCAATATCATTACGCATCTTAATTACAACAAAAAATCCTGTATCGTCACAACCTGTTTTCAAAACATTTCCTGTTGAATCTGTCCAATTATCAATAACCTCTCCGACTTGAACATTTGAATGAGTAATCATAACATTTCTATAATCACCCTTCATGAAATCTGCTGAAGCCTCTCTTAATGCTTCTAATGTAATTAAATCATTTTGTTTATCCAACACATCAACAGATGCGTAACCTGCAATAATGAGAGGGTCTGATTTCTTAGTCTTTAAAATAACTAATTCAGAACCTGAAGTAAAGTGGTTCCCACGCATAGGAGTTTGGATAGCCATGCTGGTCATCACCTATCATTTGTATGTTTAACTATTTAAACTAAACTATAAAATCATTCAGAATATCTTATATTTCTGTATTTGTCTGCTTCAATATTCCACTTATCGTCATCACTTGAAGCATCTGTTGGTTTAGTTTCATATCCCGTCCATGCTACCCACTTCTTTTCTTTCTTAATTGGGACCACTCTTAAATGGAATTTACCCTCATACATTTCCCCCTTTAGTAGATATTCATGGTAGCCATCTCGTTGTGACCCCAATTTCATTTCCCCTTTATCTAATAATTCAGACTTGTTGGCCTTCTTATCTACCTGTGCAAGATATTTAGCGGCCTTTCCAAATAACTCGTATATGTCATTTGAATCGTCTTGCTCTATTCTCCAAGCAAACTCTCTATCTTTAGTTTTGTAGATAAAATTTAAATCGCCATCTTCTCTTTTCCAAATTTCATATTTATTATTATCCATTTTAATAATGGATTTATTTAGTGATTTACCATCGTAACTAAAGCGGTCTGTTTCCTTATTATATTTAATTCCGTATGCATCACCTTTTTCTTCAAGATATTTTGATAATGATTTTTCTATGTTTTTAGATTCAGAAAATACTCTTTCGTATAAATCAGGATTACTTTCCTTTAATTTCTTATCTAATTCTTCAGCAGTTAATGGTCTTTCCATTACTAATTGTTGAACCTTTGTTAAGAAATTACCATTATCTTTAATATGGGCTTCTTTTAATTTTTCTTTCCATATATCAATATCAATAATAGCATTCTTAGCCATCAAGTTATCTTGGAAAAACCCTGTCAATACAAACCCATCAGTATCTAACGTAGTATTTAGTGTGGCAGTTCCATGAATATTATCTGTAATTTCGTAAGATTTTTTAAGTGCCTCTATGTTGTAATCTGATGCAGATTTTTTATTATCTTTAGATAGGAACTCTAAAGTAATTACTTTTTCTGCTTCACTAACTTCAGGTATTTCGATAACCTTCGCACTGTAAATTGAGAAACCATTAGTAGTTTTTTTAACTTCATCGACCTTTACTCTAACAATTTTACCTTTCTCTGATTTAATTTTAGTGTTAAGAGCCTTCCCAACAGACAAATACTTTTCCCCATCAATTTCTACTAAAGGTTTGTATTCTGTATCATTCGCTGAAGCCCCTAAAGTATAACTGTATGTTCCATTCTTATTCTTACGCACATCAAGAACAAGTAAATCCAAATCTACGAATTTTTTCCATTTAATCCATTTAGGGTTCTTCTTTTTACCTATGATATAGGAAGATTTTGCATCTTTTATCATTACACCTTCAGATGTGGGATTTTTCATGATAGTTTTTGCATATTCTTCTATTTCTTCTAAAGAATCTGCGAACCTTGTATCTCTTTTGTTGGGGAATTGTAAAAATTCATGAGAATTAGGAGAATAATTTTGCATAAGTGTTTGAAGTCGTTCCTCTAATTTTTTTGGTCCTATATCTTCCTCTTCATGACGCATAATATCAAAAACATGAACCTTTAACTTATAATCTTTTGATTGTTTCTTAGAATTTACATATGCTAAAGTATCTGCTCGATGTAATGGGTCATCTCCATCATAAAGAACGGCCTCTGCGTCTAAAATACACTTTGGGAACTTTTCATTAGTCAATATATTGATTTGTTTGTCAAATTTACCGGTAATTTCTCTATTATTATAAGAATAAACTTTAACAGAATCTGTTTTATGAATTTGAATTCGTAATCCATCGTATTTTTCTTGGACTACCCATTCACCCGTGAAACCTTTTAGTTCTTTCATATCATCTATTTCAAAAATACGATACATTGGTTTATTGGGTAAAATAAAGTTATTTTTAGTTCCTTCTTCCTCTTCCTCTTCCTCTTCCTCTTTTATTACGAGTGATTTTTCAATCGGTTCGTAA